GCAGCACGTTGCCGGTGGGCCACGGCCGCGGGTCGACCTCGACGATGTCGGTGGAGGTCTCGACCAGCAACTTGCCGGCGTAGTGCGAGAGCACCTTGCCGTCGTCGAAGCTCCGCTCGCTCCAGCCGGCGAGGCGGAACGAGATGTGGTCGCCGACGGCGAACGTGTCGAGCGGTCGCGGAGAGCCGTAGGTGTCGGCCATGCCCGCCACGGCAGCGAGGTATTCGGGGGTGTGGGCGTCAGTCGTGCTCATGGGGGCGGTCTCCTTCGTGGGTGGGGCGCAAGTGTACGCCTGTGCAGTGCAATGGCAAGCGTCGAAAAGTACTGGAAAACAAGCGGTGGAGCGGTTTGTGTTTGTTGGAAAAACGTACAGCGGCCAACGGTGCCTGGGTCGTTTCTGTGTGTCGGTAGCGGTAGTTGAGATACACGGTAGCGGTAGTTGCGTCAACCAAAAAAAGCTTTGGCGGCTGTAATGGCGAAATCCACGACAGACGCCACGGCTCTAGCGAGATCCGAATCGGTGCCGAGCTCCTGGCCGAGGCGGACCATGACGAGCGATTGAATGATGCGGTCGATGTGGCGTTTCATCGTGTGGCCCTCCGTGGCCGATCGCCAGCCGGCTTGATTGCCGGATGGCGGCTGTTCGTCAGACAATCACAAACTGGCCGGTGCGATCGCTGCGGTAGGCCATCATCGCTGCGCCACGGACGCCGTGAAGCAGATAGCAGCAGCCGTCGAATCCACGAGCAATGAGGTCGGCGGCGAGCTTGGGGTGCTCGTAGGCTTCGGCCGTCTTCTCGACGCGGTACTTGCGGCCCTTGATGATCGCCTCAACCACCTGCCCGTACTGATTCGTCATCCATCCCATCGTTTCGTCTCCGGCTTGCGGCTGCGAGTCTCAATCGCTCGCGTGGGGGTACTATACGGTATCGGTAGTTGGGCGTCAACAGCTTGACCAAAATATTTTTCTGGCCAGTTTCGCCCGAAGAAAACGCTACTTTCGGCGTTTGGCGGCTTTTTTAGCCGGGCGACGTTTGGCTGCCGGCCGCTTGGCGGCTGCCCGCTTGCCCTTTGACCGCGTTGTGAGGGCGTTGCGTGCCTCTGTGGCGGCAGAAACCGGGATCAGCCAGACGCGTTTTCCGAGCCTGCGGCCCCGCAATTTACCTTCACGGAGCAGCATCCGCACCCACCCGTCGGTGCAGCCCATGAAGTCCACGGCCTCGGAAACCGTGAGGTATTCGCCGTCTTCGAGCTTCTGCACCATCGTGACCATGCCCCGATACTACCGATACCCGGTAGCTCGGTCAATTTTAGGCCGCCTGGCGGGCCTCTTGCCTGGCCCCGCGGCCCCCTGGATACTGTACGTAACTGCAATGGAGGATAGGGTACTGAATATACGTACACTATTCCCTGACGCCGCAAGCCCGAACGAGACGACGCCAATGATTTCATCGACCAGAATACTTCGCGAAATCTACGAACACGAATACGCCGTGCTTGCCACGCATTCTGAGGCGTGCCGCAAGCAATATCGGATGACCCTGGACCGTTGGGGCGGCGTCCTCGGCCATGAGCCGACGGTAGACGACCTCGACGACCTGGTGGTGCAGCAATACCTCGCCGTCCGCCGGCAAAACGTGAAGGCGGCGACTGTCCGCAAGGATCGAAACCAGATCGCCGCCCTGTGGGGCTATTGCGCCAAGCGGCGGTACGTCGAGCGGTTCCCGACACTCCAGCAGATCCGGGCGCCGGGCCGGATCCCGAGGGGCTACACGGTCGATGACGTGTCGGCACTGCTGCGACAGGCGATGCGGCGGCGTCCGCCGATGAAGCAGACGAAACACCCGCACATCTTCTTCCCGACCTTGATCAGGTCGTGCTGGGAGACGGCAGAACGGATCGGAGCCCACCTGGCACTAGAGTGGCAGGACGTCGACCTTGTGCAGCGGTTCATCGTGTTCCGCGCCGAGAGCCGCAAGGGTGCCACCCGCGACATCATGCGGCCAATCTCGCCAGACCTGGCACTGTGGCTTGAGCAGATGCGAGGCGCCGAAGGCGAGCGTGTCTGGCACTGGGTCGGCGACAAGACGACGCTCTGGTATCAGTTCAAGAAACTGTGCAAGGCTGCCAACGTCACCAATCGTGGCTTCCACGGGCTGCGAAAGTCGGCGGCCAGCTACATCGCAGCGGCCGGCGGCGACGCTACGCAGCTTCTGGATCACAGCAACCCTGCGATCACCAAGCGGCACTACCTAGACGAGACGATTGCCCGGCCGAGACAGACAGCCATCGACCTACTCCCGCCCCTCGACCTCGACGGCCCGCGGCGTGACACGCCGTAAAGCCTTGCCAGACGTCGCTCTTCAACTTTCTTTCCTGCCGCTCGTCGTTGCTAGCCTGCCGCGCTGCGCCGTACAGTTTTATGCCTTCACTTCATCGGGAGAGTCCCCATGCGATATGCGCTTTTGATTGTCGCCTGGATGCTTGTCTTTAGCGTTGGTAAGGCTGATGAATCCGGCTCACTTGAAGCGGAATCGACGGCCGTAACGTCCAATGAATCCGACTACAGCAAAGAGGAGTTGTTGGACGCAAAACGGTCTCGCGAGAGGAAGCTAGAAGAGATTCGCAGCGAGGTGTTGCGGCGCCAGGGTGTCCTAAACGGTAGCCGCAGCGCATTGGACTCAGACCATAGGCGCGAACTAAAGGCAGCGTTGGCCGAGAAGAAACAAGAATTCGCGATCGCGCTTAAGCAGCCAGTGTCGTATTGGATCGAGCAATCGAAAATAGACAGGAAACTAGAGGAGGAGCAGGCCGCGAAAGCAATTGAGGATGCAAAGCTAGCGAGAGAGCGAGCGGCAATCGCTGCCAAGGCTGACGCGGAGCGTGTTGCTGTCAGAGGGCCGCTTGTGATTGAGGCAGCAGGGCTGCGGCCTAACCTAATCAACGTGCCTGCATTGACGCTCATAGTGGCAAACCGGTCGCAGCAAGCAGTGGTCGCGTACACGATCTCCGTGGAATGCCGCGATAGATTTGGAGACGAGGCCGTCGAGATCAAACGCGACAACATTTACAGAGGCATCTCGCAATCCACAGTTCCTGCCGGCCAGACCGAGCGAGGCACATGGAACCTAAACCTGCATCGGAACGCCACTAAGGTCAAAGTGTGGTTTAGTCGCGCAAAGTTCGCCGACGGCACCGAGTGGCAGCAGTCAGACGCAGAAGCGATTGAAAACAGGCGTTACGCCAGCGTCGACATGGAATGACGCGGCGTGACCAGCCGCCGGGCTAGGCGAGCCGCTCCAGCAGCTTGCGGAGCGTGGCGGCGTAGTGAATCCCGGCAAGCCTTGACGCCGCGTGTGCCACCGCCTCCCGCTCCTCGTCGGTGAGCGTGGGCGAGCGGTAGAGCGGCACAGTCCTGCCGCCGTTCTCGGTGGCCCACGCGCCGTCTAGAGTTGTATCGCCGGAGCCCATAGCGGGTAGCGTCACGGGTTTATCAGTCCCGCCGCATCCGCGACCGCATGAAGCGGAATCTGTACGGGCTGTCGCCGCCGGCGCGGCGTCATGATTTGCCATGCGTTGCTCCTCATTGGCAGTGACGTAGCGGTGGAGATCGCAACTCCACGCCTGCGAGTGCGCAACGCCAGACGTTCGCGTTTCAGGCGGGCGAGACACTGGCGCAGCAGAAACCTCTGCCCGTTTTTCTTTCGGCAGCGGATCCGTAACACGCTCCCGCTCGCGGAGCATGGCGTCGGCCATCCGATACGATTCGTCGGCGTACTCGGCGTACGTCATCGCTTGGTCGTATGGATTGCTCGCCAGCAGCCCCGTCAACGCCGCAGCGGCGAACGTGTCACGATCGTTCATAACCCCGCATCCCCTTCCCGAAACAAGTGTTGCTTCATCGCCTGCCTCTCCACCATCGCCTGCACCTTGCCCGGCGTCCCTGGCGGTGCTGCACACCGTAGCGGCGGCGTCATGAAGACTTCAATGTCATCGCCCAGCGTCGACGCCTGGTACTCGATCTCGCGCACCGTATCCAGCACGAGCGTGTGATCGCCCGCCCTTGCCCGGTCGACGAGCTCGCCCTGGCCGCCCGACTCGGGCTTGTAGAGCAGTTCGACGCACCACGTCACTCGAGCACCGATGCGGGCGAGCCGCGTCAAGAACTTTCGCAGCGACGGCGACAGCGTCGTAGGCATACGCCGCCGCTTGCCTTTCGGTGGCGGCAGCGTGTCTTCCTCCGCCCACAGCATCCGATTCACGTCGCCCATGCGGGCGAGTGTCGCAGCGGTGTCAAGTCCGCCGGGCTTCGCGGCACGCACCACGAATGAGCGTGCGATTCGCCATGCCATCGAACCACATGCGAGCGAACGCCTCGACGGCGGCCAGCCCGACGGTCGAGTAGAGCGTCTGGAGTTGAGGCGAGTCGCCCCACATGGCCTCGACGTCCTCCCGCACCTTGGCGATCAGCACCTTGGCGTCGGCTACCGCTGCCATCTGGGACGCCGGCTGGTCACGGGCGAGCTTCGTCCAATGGTCCGAGTTCCAGTTCCTGCAGATCGAGTCGACGAACTCATCAAACGCCCGGCCGGCGTGGACGGCTCGCGGCCCGACATCCGCACGGAGCCGGTCCCGCAGCATCGGCAGGAGCCCGGCCGGCGCGGCGCTCACCGTTTAACCTCGCCCGCAGGCGCAGCGTTAACGCCAGGCGTGAGCGTCGCGCCGGCTGGACGTTTGCAGGAGCACGAGGCCGGGCAGGGACATGGAGTGCGGTGGCCGTCGCCGTGGACGATCACGCCCTTCCCGCCGCAGTCCGTGCAGCAGGAGGGCTTGGGCGGCTCTGGCGCGGGCTGTGGCGCCGTCTCAGTGGCGAACGTCGCATATGCCACCGAGACCGCCGCCGAGGCTCTGGGTGCTTCCTGGTCGATCGCAGCGGGATCTGCTGCCAGCCAGGTCAGCCAAGCGATGATCGCCTCTCGCATGTCACCAGCCCTCCCCGTGGTGCAGGACACGATCGCCATGCTCGTCGACTCGGGCGTGAACGTAGCGCGGCTCGGCCGGCGGCGGCTCGGCAAAGGCGAGAGCCCATAGGCCGAGCTTCGCCGCCCGCGCCAGGAATCGCAGCACCGGCCGCTCGGGGGCTGGCCGCACGGGCGAGACGGGCGACGTCGCCGCCCACCAGCCGAGAGCCATGCCGGCGATTGCCGACAGGACGAGGATCCGCATATCGCGTTGCCGGGTGTCGACCGGCGTCACAGCGTCAGCCATGGGACGACCTCCACCATTCCAGACCGTAGACCAGGGCGACGGCACCGACGACAGATCCGACCAACCCGGCCGGGCCTTCGCCGAACGGCAGCCCGCCGATGATCGAGCCGGCGATGCCGATGCCGATGGCCGGCACCCAGCCGTCTTTGATCTTGCCCGGCATCAACGCCTTAGCGACGCCGCCGACGATCGCACCGAAGATTGCCCACGAGATGAGAGCCATGCGTGTCTCCTAGAGTCCGAGCTGGAATACTTCGGCCACGAGTCGTGCCGTGTGCGGGCGGGCGACCTGGCCTTCCGGTCGGGCTGGCTGCATCCAGCCGCCGTGATCGAGGTCGCGGTAGCGGAAGCCGTCCGTGTCGCCGATGGCCCAAGCGTCCTCGAGCATCCGTGTTTCGACGACAGAGCGGCGAGCCCAGTACGAGCCCTCGGGCATGTCCTCGGGCCACTTCGGGCCGCCGATCCAATTCGGCCCCCAGCTATTGAGGATCAGCACGCAGTCGTCGGGCGATCCGTTCTTCCTGTGGCGCACCGCAATGGCGACTTGCTGGTGCATCCAAGTGCCAGATGCCTCGGCGATGCCGTCTTTGTTGCGTGTGGACTGAAAGCCCTGCGAGCTTGCGAGCGTCACCGGGTAGCCCGACTCCAAGGCCGCGGCCAGTTCGCCCCATGTGCGAATGGCTACGACGTGCTTGCATGGATGCTTCTTGGCGATGGCGTCCATCTTGCCGCCGTCGTTCTGGCCGCCGCAGCCGTAGGCACCCCATTGTTTCGCACGCTCGCCCGAATACTCGGTGAGGTCGATGCCGTTGACCTTCTCGCGGTAGACGACGCCAAACTCACGCAGGAACTTCGCGGCACCGAAGCCGGTGGCGCCATCGCTCCAGCCGCCGTAAGCCTGCGCACCGTCGCCGGGCCTGCCTCTCGCTTCGACGCGCGATCCGCCGTAGATGGCTTCCGTGCTTGGGAGCAGTGGCGGCTCGGGCAGCTTGCCGAGCGACCATGAGATGCTGTCTTGGCAATACACGGCGTGCATGGCGCCCCATGAAACGCAGTCGCCGATCAACTGCCGGCCGACGAGAAACGGCTTGCCGTACCTCACACGGTGTGCCTTGTCCATGTATCGATAGAGAAACGTGTCGACGCCTTTGGCTTGCTGCATGGCGTCGGCACCGGCCTGCGAGAAGAACTTCTCGTTACCGAGCGTGGCGAGAAACGCGCGAGTGCCTTCCGGGTCGGGTGTGTATCCGAAGCGGCCGTCAACTTGCTCGACGACACGATGCGTGTAGTGCTCCACGACGGCGCCCAGGACCGCCATCAGCACGACGAACGCCACTGCCGACCATGTCCACGCTTGCGGTCTGCTCACCGGACGGCCTCCGCTGCGGCCTCGGAGAGATCACGGTAGGCCGCCACCCACGCCCTTCGGCTCTCGGGCGTCACCGGGCCACCGCTGGTGCCGACGGCAGCGTCGAGGAACGTATGCACGGCCTGCTTCACCGCCGGCTGTCGTGCCCCCAAAGACTCGCCCTTCATGCGGGCCTCGCGGGCGGCGATCCGAAGATCGTCAAACGCCACGCCCGTTTTCAGCCGTGGCTCGGTGAGCGTGCCGTCTCGCTCGATGCAGTCGGCGAGCTCGTCCAGCAACGCTGAGAGTAGGGCAGCGTCTTCGGCAGCCGTCGGCCCGACAAACTTGCCTCTGAGACTAAATGAGTCAGGCGGCATCGGCTGCGGCATCGGTGCCGGGCGAGCCGGTCGCCACGCGTAGCTGACGAGAGCGGCCACGACGAGAGCCGCCGCTGCGGCGTGCTTCGGGTCGATCGGGTGCGTGGCGAGCCACGCCTTGACCTTCTCGGTGAGTTGCGAGCCGAAGAAGAGATACGCCGCTACAACGAGCAGCAGGCCGGTCATCATGCGGTAGCCCTCACCATACGGAGCAGGATTTCAACGGTGCCGCTGGCGATTGCCAGGACGAGAGCACGGATGGCCGGGCGGCAGAGAACGTAGAGCGGCCACGCCACGAGCGGCACGCAGCGGTCGGCCAACGTGTCGAAGAGTGCCGCCGCGGCCTCCATGGCGAGCTCTTTTTTCTGCTGCCCGGTCAGCGTGGTGACGGCATCGAGCGTCGCCACGGACAGCCGCAGCAGGGCGGCGAGCAACTCGCCGAACTCGTTCCACGTCAGGCCGCCTTGGGCCTTGGCTTTCGCTACGACGAGGAACGCGCCGACCTTCTGGCCGATGTCGGCAAACGCAGCGGCGGCGGCGATCGGGGCGTCGGCGATCATGCCGCCAGACTAGGGCGGCACTATCGGTCACTCATCCGGGTCTGCCTCGACCTCGGCAAGGCAGGCAGCGTAGCCAGCCAAGTCGATCGGCCCGTCGCTCGTTTTGTTTGGGCCGTTGTAGCGGGCCACCTTGTCGAGCAGCATGAACTGAGCCCAGTCGGCCTCAGTCAACGGCCGCTTGAGCACGTCGGCGAAGGCGGCATTGATCATGCCGATGGTCCGCCGGAAGTGGTGCTTCGGGCCGCCGTACTTCGGGCGACGGTCACGGATCACCGCGAGAGCATCCAGCAGCAGTCGCTCGGCTGGATGCTCGGCGTCGTCCGTCAGCCGCGGCTCGGTGGGCTTCGCGAGCAGGCTGTCACCAGTCCACCGAATATCGTCCGGTGCCGTCTCAAGCTCACGCTGACCACGCAGGATGTAGTCGGCGTCGATCGTCATGCCGGCGTCGGGCGTCCGCTCGTCGTCCTCGGCGATGTGCTCGTCGACGTCCACCATCGGCCCACGCTCGTCGATGGCAGCAGTGTGGCACTTGCCACCGTCGCAGCATCCACCGACGGCGTCGTACCACTGCTCGGCTGGCTTGCCGGCGGCAACTGCTTCACGGCGTGCGGCGATGGCGTCACGGAGGCGGGCGTTAGCGTCTTCGAGTTGCTGCGTCATGGCGTCGAGCTCCTGGAGGATGGCGTTGCGTTCTTTCAAGATTCTTATGACATCCGCTGCAAGTGCGCCGCTGGTGCCGGTCCACTGGCCCATGAAACGGCGGGCGCGTTTCTCAGCGTCGGCAAGATAGTCGGCGGGGAGGCGGGTCATTTCTGCGCCCGCAGATCACGGTCGCAGAAGAGCGGATATGCCTTCGTGACCTCTCGCCGTCCGTGGTCGATGACGATGGCGGCCTGGCACGGCGGCTCGTAGTTCGCTTTGATGCGGACGGCGTATGCACTGTGGCCGATGACGCTGCCGTTGCTGACGTAGCGGCCCGAGCGGCTCCACGAAAACTGATGCCAGTGGCCCAGGCACGTCAGGTCGGCTCGCTCGGTGGCGTCCCATGCGGCGATCGCCTTATTCAGCGGCACATGGATGCCGCCGATGCCGCCCTGGAATCGCACGGCGTGGCCGTGGCAGAAACGGATGCGGAAGCCGTCCAGGTCGACGTAGTTCAAGTGGCCTTCGCCGATCTGCCACGAGACGTTCTTCCGCCGCTCGGCGGCACGCATCGTGAGGTACAGATGGTGCTCGTAGCTTGTGTCGGCTTCGTTCGTGCGGAGCTTCTCTGTCGTGCGTCCGTGATTGCCGCAAGAAGTCGCCACCACTATTTCTTTCGCATTGTCCGCGGCGGCGTCGATGAATCCCCGCAGCCGCTCGCCTACCCAACGGATCGCCGCCAGCGGGTGTAGGCTGTTCTCCTCGGCAAGCTCGGGATGGATCATGCCGCTGATGAGGTCGCCGCCCAGCCAGAGCACGACACGGTCGATGTCGCAGAGCGTACGCTCGTGGCCGAGCATCGTCAGGAATCGCTCTTGCAGTTCCGCCAGCCGGGCTTCGCAGACGTCGAGGTCGAACTCGTTAAGCCCGTTGACGGTCTCAGGCCGCACCGTCTCTTCGCAGTGAATGTCTGAGAGCAGCACGACCATCGACGCCGCGTGCCGCTTTCGCTTCGCCGTCGTGGCAGTCGGCAGCCGCCGGGCCTCGAGCCCCTGGAGCGAGAGCATGGCGTCGGCACGTTCACGCTCGCGGTCGATCTGGGCGAGGGCCGCCTTGTACCGGCTCTTGGTCGACGCCAACTCGGCTCGCAGCCGGGCGAGCTCGGCATCGGCTGCCAGTTGCTCGGCCGTCGCCACGGATTCGGCGATCTCGTCAACTACTTTCCGAGCCATTCCAAAACTCCTTGGTAGCCGACGGTCGAGATCCCTTGCTCGCGGAGCCATGCGGCGATCGTCTCCGCTGCGGTCTTTTTCTTGTGGCCGAATCGCCCGGCGTGGTAGGCCGCCTTGATCTGGTCGAGCGTGCCGTGGTGCTTCGGATCGACGCGATGCTCCCACGACTTCGGCTTCTCAACGGGCAGCCGTGCCACGATCTCTGACACGGCGTCAGTCGATTTCGTCCCCATGCACGAATCCCTCCGCATCCAAGATCCCTGCCAGCGTGGTAGCCACCTCCTCGACGGCCTCCTCTGATAGGTCGGGCCACCGGGCGTGGATCACCTCATGGATGAGGGTATCCATGAGGTCAAGCCCGCGCAGGCTAGAGCAGATGCGGATCGTGCGATTCGTGTAGTGGCACTCGCCGTAGTTCTTACGCAGGCGGGCGGCCCTGGTGACCTTCCACCGCTCGCCGCCGATGTAGACCGTTCGTGAGCGTCGCCGTGCCATGGCCGCTATTGTGCGGCAGGCGTGGCGGATTCGGCGGGGGGTGGGGTGCCAATGCCGAGCCGATAGCCGAACTCATTCAAGGCTGCCTGCCGCTGGCCGCACCCGCAGTCATCTAGGCCGACAGCCTGGGCGACGGCCTGGGCTCGCTCCTTGGTGATGCCGATGGCCGATAGCCCAGAGGCTATACGGTCGCCGAGTCCGGGCCGCCACGAGCCGCAGACTTGGCGGGCGTTTATACGCGGGGCACCGCAGACGGTGCACGAGTTGCCGGTGAAAACGCAGTCTCGCGTCATTACCACACAATCGAGATTTCGGGCGTGACGTGGAACGACACGTTACCGGCGGCCCCGTATGTACGGGTGCTTGTGGCGCTTCCGCTGAAGGAGAAGCGGTGCTGGTTGGGGTGTGACGAATACAACCCCTGCGGGGCAATGGACGCGAAGGAAAACATGCCGCCGCTCGCGGCGACGATCCCGGTGGGGATATCGTAGTCCCGAAATCGCATGGCCTGTGTCGCCTGCACAGAACGACGCGGGTATAGCAGCGTTCCGCCGGTAGGAGAAAACGTGGCGGCGTCAAAGTCGTTATTCGTCAATGGGACGCTCACGGCCGACTCGTTCCTCACCGTTCCGTCCGCGATGGCTATAGGGGGCGATTGGTCCCACTTCACGATCGACGGGACGGCGTTGTTGGGCCACGCCGGGACCGCCTCCGATGTGTAAGTCGTATACGGCGATGAAGACGAATCACCTTGCGGCGCCGCAAAAACATTGCCGGGCAGCTCGAAGGTATTCATCGGAAAATACGTAGGCGGCGACATGTGCGCCAGTACGGTGCTGCGGCCGAACTGAAAGGGGTTTTGATCCCACGTTCCGTATTGCGGAACCGCCGCAACTCCGCCTATCGCCGCAGCAGCGCCGGCGTTAGGCCCGACAGACGCCACGCGACGCCGCACAACGACATTTCCAAAGACGCGAAGCCGGCACCTAGTTCCCTCGTAAACGTGCGGATCGTCAGCGGCTGCCGTTTCGTAGGCTGTTATGACCATATCAACCGAGATCGCGCCCTGGCTGTAAGTGAACCAAGCGCCAGAGACGAACCCGTCGGACTCGACGGCGTACTTGCTCAGGTCTGCGGATAGCTGGATGGCCTCCCCGAGGCTTGGCTCATCCTCCCAGACGCTGCAACTAAAGCTTGACGCCAACCAGTCGCGTGCGACCGAGTCCATTTCTGTTGTTCTGTCTGGTGCTTCAATGCCTCGGGTTGTGGCAGCAGCGTACATCGTGCTGCCGATCGTGGCCCCCTGCTGCCCCTGGTAGCCCTCTGGGTTTAGCGTCAGCGACACAGACGCAGACCAGAGCCGCTGATGTATTTCGCTGGCGGCCTGCCGCGAGCATCCGCAGCACGGCGAGCATGGCGCCCCGAGCATCTCAGCACTCCGTAGCGATCAGAACCCATTGGCCAGACGCATATGCGACCGCACACGACCTATTTCCAGATCCAGTAAGTTCCGCAAAAAGGTTTGTGACGGTGCGAGTGCCAGTTGATGCTGACGAAGAACTGGACACAGTCACTGTCTTCGTCGTCCCCTTCGGCCATGGCAAAGCAAACGTGCCTGTCGCTACGCCTGCATCTATGCGAACAAGAGCCCAATTGGAATCCTTCCAAATCACCTGGCAACCAGATGCCTTGCCAAGGTCGGCGATCTTGCACTGCACCACCCCACCCACCGCCACCCGCCCGATCTTCCCACTCTCGATCGGCTCGACCGCCACGCCCCAGGCCGTCGTCGTCTCTGAAGGCGTTCCGCCGGTCACGACGGGCGTGTCCTGGAACGACTTCGTCGCCGCGTCAGAGTCGCTCGAGGTCGGCGTGATCTCGACGCCGGTGATCGCCACCACGGCCCACCGGGCGAACGTCGTGGACGCTTTGCAATACACCCATGTGTAGGGCAGCGACGGGCCGACGGCTTCGCCGGCGGTGAATCCGCCCTGGCGGCCCATGACCAGGTCCGCCGCATCCTGGGCGCGATTCCAGGCCCGTGCGGAGATCGCACCGCCTAGCGGCTGGCCCGGCTCTAAGCGTCCGTCGGGGCGGGCCATGGGCTCACGTCACCCCGATGCCGAGGAGTCCGAAGTTGCTCTCACGGTATACGCGATTGACGTACACGGCCTTCGGCTTCTTCAGCAGCGTATTGCTGTCGACCGCGTCCTCGTACCGCACCCACATATACTCGTGTCCCTTTTTGTTGATGCCGGTGATGCTTCCCACCTCAATCGCTGGCACCGATCCGCTGGATCCGGCGTTGGGTGACGCCACGAAACGATAGGTGAGCGACCACGGCCCGTTCCCTTTCTGGGAGTCCCACTCTTGCGAGCCGCTGCATCCAACAAACAGCACCTCGCCGGCCGCCATCCCTCGGAAGGCTGCGTTGTTCGTCGTGCCGGTGACGGTCGCAAGGCTGCGGATGTAGGTGTTTGAGACGTAGGCGGCGGGAACGTCATACGTCTCTTGCCACTGCAACTGCGGCACGATGATGTCGACGCCGTTGACGCCGTTGGAGTCGACGCCGATCGCCTTGAACTGAGACGGCGAGCCGCCAGGATATGCCGTTTCCGACTCCGCCTGCGTGATGTGCATCGTGCCGCCGGTCGTGTCGAACGACCTGGCCCGCTTCATCGGATCCTGCGTGGCTGGCTCGGCGCCCTTCTTTTCGTAGGTGATCTGAACTTGCCAGGCGTCGTCACCTAGGTACTCGACGGAATACTGCTCGGCCCAGAGTTGAGCGTCGGCGACGCCTGGATACTGCCAGCCGTAATTGCCGCCGCTTATTTGGGCGTTGATATCGGCGTGGAGCTCGACGTCGTTGGTCGTTCCGAAGACCTTGTAGCTCTTGACGTAGGACGACGTCGCATTGCGGCCACGCCGCACGATCGTCGCCGACCGAGACTCGCCGTCTTCAACCCACGTCAACGCCATGGCTACGCAGCGACCTTGTCGCCGTCTCCGATCTTGCGGGTGTTCTTCGCCGTCTCTTCGGCAGCCTTGGCAGTGCGTTCCGCCAACGACGAGCCGTAGCCGAGGCCGCCGAGATTCATGGATGAGAATGTGCCGACGACGTCGGCCTTTGATCGGGTATCGGGCGGGGCGACGCTGGCGGCTGGATCCACGCCGCCGGCCTTCGCCTCACCAGTGGCGACGTTCGTCAGCCCTTCGGCTGCCTTGTCGAGAGCCTCGCTGATGGCCGTCTCCTGCACGCTCGTCAGACGGCCGAGATCGCGAAGCGTCTGGAACTGATCGCCCAGACCACCTTCGCCGGCAAGCTGGTCAACGGACGTGGCGCCACGAATGGCGGCCAGAAGGTCGTCGACCTGTCCCTTCATAGCTCTGCCTTCAGCCTGCCCGGTCGTCACGTCGCCGAGCCGCTGCTCTGCCGCCACCGTCGCCGCCCGGCGATCGGCAGCCGCCTGGTCGGTGGCAGCGTTGCGGTCGTCCATGGTGGCTTGTGTATTGGCGTCGACGGCAGCGTTTCGCGTAGCCAGATCGGCATTGGCCGCTGCGTTCTCTTGCTGTGCCTTCGCTACGCGGCCTGTCACGCCGGGGCGATCCTTCGCCCGCTTCTCAGCCCGTCCACGCATTTCGGCGTCGACCTTCTCGAGCTCGGCCTTCTTCTTTTCGCCATCCTTGAAGATGCCGCTCACGCGAATCCACGCCTTGCGGATCCCGGCTTCGAGCACATCCCACGACGCGAGGATCGGGTTGATGATGTTGTCCATCGCCCCTTGCAAATAGGCACCGGCGATATTGAACGCATTGCCGACGCTCACCCACAGCCCATCCCAAGTCTTGTAGATCCCAGCCCCGAGAATCGTGAAGGCGTTCTGGAACGTCGCGATCCACGGGTCGACGTACGACATGATCGCTTCGGTGCCACGCAGCCACCCGGCGAGCAGCCCGGCCCAGAGCACGTCCATGGCGCCCGACAAGTCGCCGGCAGCGATGGCGTCGTAGATGCCGCTGAACGTAGTCGAGGCAGTCGAGTAGAGATCGCCGAAGACGACGCCGGCGTCGGCGATTGCCGTGCTGAATCCCTGGCCGATGGCCCCGGCCGCTTGCATCGCCAGAGCACCTACGCCACCAAACGCCGCCGACAGTTGCTCACGAAATGCGTACGCGACGGCAATGGCGCCTGCGATAGCAGCGCCTATGGCAGCAAATGGCGCCACGAATGCGACAGCCATTGCAGCACCAGACAACGCCGCCGACAGCGACATTTTCGCAAGGCCGCCTACCCACGCCGCGGTCATTGCAGCCGCCTGCGCCACACCAACGGTCGCAGCTTTGATTAACGCCCCTAGAGTGAGCGATCCGGCGCGGACAGCGGCGCTTCCGAGCGCAATCATGCCACCCGCACCGGACGTTCCGAGACGCGTTAGCGCCGCACCGCCACCAGACGCAGCACGCACCAGAGAACCGCTTGCAGTGGCGCCAACAGACACGGCTGTAGTGCCAATAGTCGCCAGGGCCGTTGTCCCGGATGCACCAAGGCGCAAGAGTTGCGTCGCACCTTCGGCAGACAGCCTCGCCACCTGGGCGCCAGCGATCAAGGCATTGGTCGTTCCAGCCACGCCGAGCCGAGCCAACGCTTGTACGCCGATCGCAGCCGCCCTCATATTGCCTTCGGCAGCACGAGCGACAGTGGCAGCCACAACTGAGACGGTGGTGGCCACTTGTGCTGTACCCATCGCGCCAGCCTGGGCCGCAGTAATCGCCACCAAGGCGGTTGTCTTCGCGGAATACTGCGCGAACGCAGCAAGACCGTATTGAGCGAAACGCGCAATGCCTGCCAGGGCCGTACCTGTCATCGACGCTGCGACGCTTGATGCCGACGTGGCGGCGTTGACCGCCAGTGCGCCAAAGCCCGATGACGCCTTTGCCAGGGCGATGCCTGACTTCGCCGCAAATCCTACGACAGACCCAACGCCAGATGTTGCGAGTCCACCTAACTGAACGATGACATGCGAAAAGGCGCCGCCTGTAAAAAGCGCAGTCTTGCCAAGCAACTTCAATGGAGCGAGCACAAAGGCGATGCCTTTACCGACTCCCGCAAGCCCGAAGGAAGTGACTTGCAACGACAGACCGAGACCCGTCAGCCCGCCGCCAACGGCGATAGCGGCGACAGCGAGCTTCGCTAGTCCGGCAGTAGCTTGAGGATTCTGCTTTGCCAGATTCGTCAACCCGTCGATTAGCCCAGTGATGAACGGCACGACGCCGGCGAGGGCCGGTGCCACGGCGTCAGAGATGGCGATCGACAGCCGCTCGAGCGCCGAGAGCACTTGTTGCCCGGCACCGTACAAGCCCGACATGATCGTTTTGAACTTCTCGGACACCGGCAACGCCGACGCCATGGCGTCCTGGATCGCCTTGAATCCATCCGCGCCAGCCGACGACAGTATTGAAGCAGCACGGATGGC